GTAGGTGGAGCCCCGCCGGTGGGTTGATCCTGCCGGTGACGGTTAAGACGGCTGCCTTGTATCCCGCGATAAGCGGAGGGGAGGCATGTGTTCAGCTCTCGCGGGAAATCTTTTCCGAGGGGAGGGCTGGTACATAATCACTTTAACTGATTTGGGTAGTGTATGCAGCATCGCCGGACTGTTGTTCGCGGTTTTTGCATTTGCCTATACCAACAGAAAGAAAAAGTGAGCCGTCTGCTAGACCCAGACGGCTCACGGTTGATTGAGGCATAGCCTCGATCAAAACTGTGTACCTGATGGAAGTGGCAGCCGTCTTAAAGGGGCTCCACATTTTTTATTATACGCCGATTTTTCCGTTTGTCAAGCGCATTTTCCCCTGCCCCCCTCTACACCGCCAGCTCGAATCCATGCCAGGTATATTCCCGCTCGTGGATAATGGCCCAGGTGTACCCGAAGGCCTCGCACTCGGCCCAGGTGAGGTAGCGGAAATAGAACTCCACGTCCAGGTGGCAGGGGATGATATCCAGGATAATGTCCCGGATCTGCTCAAACCCCTCCGGGATGCCGGCCACCTCCGGGAAGACGATCCGGATGTACCCGAACTGCTCCTTCTCCTGGGCCACGGCCTTGATGCCGCAGCCGGAGATGGTGTTATTGATGTCCGTCAGAGTAAAGCAGTCCCCGCCGATGCGCAGCAGGGCGGCCAGGGCCTGCCGCCGCAGGGGGACGGAGTAGTGGACCGGGGTGCGGGCGAAGAGGGCCTCCATCCGGTCCAGCCCCTCGCCCTCGGCGGTGGACAGAGCGCTCTCCCGCTCCACGTAGTCCATCCGCTGGCTGACGCCGTCGAAGCCGCTGCCCAGGGCCTCCAGCTCGCTGTTGCTCAGGCTGCCCGGGGACAGATCATAGATCCCCAGCGGCCGCAGAAAATCCCGCAGAAAATCGCTGTAACCTCTCATTTTCCGCTCCATTCTGTGATGGTCACGCTTCCCAGGCAGGGCAGGACGGTGGGGCTGGCGGCCAGATCGGCGGCGGGGCTGGTGAAGCGGTAGTTCTGGATGCTCTCCTGGCTGTAGAGCAGATTACCCAGGAACGCCAGGGTCACCTCCCTGCCCAGCATAGCGCCGGTGAAGACGGACCGCAGGGCGGCGTCCGCGTCGGCCCGTGCCTTCTCAAAGGTGGCGGAGCCCGCCCGCTGTATGGCCACGTTGATGTTGATGGGCAGCGGCCTGGGGGCCAGCACCCGCAGGTCCACGGAGATCTCCCGTTTCTCCTGCAAGTAGTCGTTGAGCTCCCGGAGCAGGTCCTGATCCGGGATGCCCGCGTCGGTGGCCACATACAGATCCACGGACCCCACGCCTCTGGGGCAGCGCACGGCCAGGGCGGCGGCCACGCCGGTGCGGGACAGGGCGGTCTGCTCGTAGTAGGCGGCGTTCGCGCCGTTGGGCAGGCGGAGATAGCTGTCCAGCAGTCTCCGGCGCAGGGAGCTGTCGTCCTCCTCGTCGTCGCCGCCGCTGAACGCCTCCGGATTGGTGCATGCCTTGATGCCCACGGGCATGGCGGCCATGATGGTCACGGACCCGGCGGCCACGTTGCCCTGCTTTCCCGGCTCCAGGGCCATGGCGGGGGCGTCCGCGTACAGCGCGCCGGAGGGGAGCACCACGTCCTCCGTGGTGGAAAACCGGACCCCCTCCCCTGTCATGCACACCGTGCCCGCGCCGATGGTCAGATCGCCGCCCACCGCTCTGGACACGCCGAAGCGCAGGACTCCCTCTGCGCAGGTGGCGACGCTGCGCCGGATTCCCCGCAGCTGGGCGTGGCGGTCCAGGTACTCCCCGGCGGCGGTCTGGGGGAAGCTCTGGTCCAGCAGCCACTGGGCCTGGAGGTAGAGCCCCTGGATCTGGGCGGCGGCGGCGTAGAGCCGGGCCGCCAGATCACAGGACTTGCTGGGCACGTACCCGCTGGCCTCTCCGAAGACGGCCAGCATCTCCTCATAGATTTTGTCCAATGCTTTTTCCATGGTATTCCTCCCTCGTCACACCGTCACGGCCATGTTCAGCGCCTCGCCCCGGTAGTCCAGCAGCACCGTCAGGCGGGCCCGCCCCCCGTCCTCCGGGGCAAGGGATACCTCCTTCACCGTCACATCCTCCTCCGCCAGGGCCTCGGCCACATACTGGGCGGCGGCGGACTGCCGGCGGGCGGCGGGCTCTCTGGACAGCAGGTGCAGGCGGCTGCCCAGCTCCGGCAGGGGCGGAAACTGTCCCCGCCGGGCGGTCAGGCGGAACAGCACCCGCTCCAGCAGCGCGTCCGTGCCCTTGCAGCGCTCCACGCCGCCCAGGCCGTCGGAAACGTAGTCGCCGTTGCTGATTTTTGTCTCCATGTGGACCTCCTGTTCTCGTCCTCCCGGCCGCTTAGCACCGGCAGGGGCGGTAGGGCTCGCCGTTGACGGTCAGCTGCCCGTTGATGGCCACGCTGCCCGTCAGGGTTGTGTTCCCCGTCATGGTCACATCGCCCCGGACCCGCAGGTCCCCCTCCAGGGAGACGGGCCCCTTGATATCGATGGATCCGTCCCCCCGCAGGTAGATGGACGCGCCGCCGGTGGAGTAGAGGAACAGCTCCCCCGGGGCCATGTCCTTTGGGGCAAATCCCGCCGTCTCTGCGGCCACCACGCACTGCTCCTGGCAGCCCACACCGCCCTTGACCACCAGCACGGTGTCCCCGGCCAGAGGCTGCCAGACCAGGCCGCCGGGAGCGAAGATCTCCAGCTCCCGCTGCTCCCCCCGGGTCATGACGGAGGCGTTTTTCCCGCCGATGGTGGTCATGCCCATGTCGGCGGCGGTTCCCTCTCTCTCTGCGGCCTGCCGCAGGGAGAACGCTCTTGATACCCACATCTCACTCACCTCACACTCAATACCAGATTGGTCCGTTCGCCCTCTCCGTCCAGGCGGCACCGCGCCCGCACCACCTCATAGGTTCCGGCCAGCTGGAGGCGGGGGAGCTGGAGCTCCGCCCGGTCCCCTGGGAAGGCGGCGAAGGGGAAGGGCAGCTCCGCCTCGATCTCCAGCTGCTCCAGGGCGGACTGGGCGATCTGGTACTCCCCCGTGTACCGTCTTGCGTCGGCGCTGCTTCTGGGCATGTACAGCACGTGCCGCCGCCGGCCGCCTCTCTGGGAAAAGGTCTCGTTGATCACCGGGTGGTCAATGCCCTGGATCTTGTCCTGAATGAGCACCTCCGAGAGGACGCCGTAGCGCTCCTCCCGCTTGCGCAGGCTCAGAATGGGCGCGCTGCCGTCCAGGCGCAGGGTCTGTCCGCTGCCCCACAGCCGCCCGGCCACCAGCACGCCCTCCCGGGTGAAGTAGGGATCAAAGCCGCCGAACCGGTTGGTGAACCCCTGGAGGGCCTTCCACTGGCTGGAGCCGGAGGCCACGGCGTAGGCGGAGCCGGTTACGTCCTGGTCCACCCTTGTCTCAATGCCATAGGGGGAGACGTGGTTGCTGATGATCTCCCGCAGCAGCCCCCGCTCATAGCTCAGGGCCTCCGACTCGTTGTCCACCAGCAGCGCGGCCATCCCCCGTCCCTCCACGGTCAGCAGCATTCCCTGCCTGTCCAGGGCGATCTCGTAGGCGTCCACCACGCCCCGCAGCATAACCCTGCCCTCCTGGAGGGCGGTGAAGCGGACCGCCCTGGGCAGCACGGCGGCCATGTCCGGGTCATAGGGGCATGTGGCGGTGAGGCTGTCGCAGGGGACGGCCCCGGTGAACTCCATGTCCCACCGCAGCAGGGTGGGCAGCTGGCAGGTCTCCCCGTCGTATGTCTCCAGGCGCAGGATCATCATGGCAGCTTCACCTGCTCTCCCACCCGGACCAGATTGGTGTTTTTGATGCTTGGATTGACCTGGAGCAGCTCCTCCAGCCCTACGCCGTACCGCTGGGCGATACCCCAGAGGGTGTCCCCTCCGGCCACGGTGCAGGTTCTCTCCGCCAGGGCCTCCTGCTTCTCCTCCTTACCGCCCTCCAGGGCGGTGAGCTGGCTGGTGTAGCCGTCGAACCGCTCCTGGAACTCGAAGCTGTAGCGGACATAGTCCGGCAGGGGCTCCTGCTCCAGCTTCAGGGCAGTGAAATAGGCGTTGGCGATCTGCCACTGGGGATGGATAAGCAGTCCCGGCCCGGTGCCGTAAAAGACCGTAGCCAGGCGCTTGAACTCTTCGTAGGCGTCCCTCCCGGCGAACTCCCCCCGGCCCCGCATCACCCGGCGGCCCAGGCCCAGATCCTGCATGTAGTACCGCCCGAAGGGCACCTTGTGGACCGCCACCTGCCGCTCATAGGTGATGGAGTAGGTGGCGGGGTTGTGGGGCCAGATGTAGTCCTTGTAGCGCATGGGCGTCAGCCGCACCTGTCCTCACCTCCCTCAGTACAGTGGAAATCCGTTGTCATACCGCCGGCCGTCCCGGCGGAAGGCTTGGGACACCGCCTCCGCGGTCAGGGGGGCGGGGCCCGCTGCGGCCAGCTCCTCGGTCACGCCGCTCCACCGGCTCTCAGCGGCCGCCGGTCCTGTTGCCATCTGGAAGCCGGCCCCCGGGGGCTCCTCCGGACCGGCGGTCTCCCTGGCGGACGCGGCGGGCGGGTCCGCCGGACGCTCCTCCGCCCTGGCCCATACGGCCTCGGCCTCCGGGATGGCGCTCTCCGGATCTCCCTCCGCCCTGGGCGGGTCCTCCACCGGGGTGTCCGCCCAGGCCCGGACGGCGGGGATGTCCCCCGTGTCCTCCCGGCTGTCGGGCCGGCTCTCCGCATCCGGGCGTTCCCCCTCCGGCCTCTCCTCCCGGCGGCCGTCCCTGTCCCCTTCCTCCCCGGCGGAGGGGATTTCTTTTCCGGCCGTATCCGGGTCCGGAACCTGGTCCCGGACCTGCCGGGCGGCGCTGGCGGGCCCCTTGGCCCCGGGGCCCGCCTCCGTCCGGACGCTTTTGGCCGCCGGGGCCTCCTGCATGGTCAGGAACCGCTCCTCGTCAAAGGCGGCGTTCTCCATGGCCTCCGCCCCGGCACGGGGCCCGCCCCGGAGCTCCGCCGCCAGCTGCCGCAGCTGCCGGACCATGTCGGTGAACCCCTGCAGCGCCTGGGCGGGGAGCTGCACGCTCACCTGGATGACCTTTTCCTCCTCCATCAGGCGCTGACCTCAATCCTGCTGGCGGCCACCACGGTCACCTTCTCCGCCACCATGGAGCCCACCTTGCCCTCCTCCTGAATGGCGCTCCACTGGCAGCCGCTGTAGATGACCTTCCGGTCCGGCTTGCAGATGACCAGGGAGAAGTCGGCCAGGGAGAAGAAGTCGATGCCGTCGCTGATGGCGTCGTCGGTGGCGTAGAGCCGGGTCAG